CAGGTTGATATATCGGGAATCCCGACAACGATGGTAGGCACGAACTCATCCTTCCTGGAATCGGTCGGCGGTCTTCTGACCACAGTGGCAGCGACGGGGGCTGTCGACACCGCAACTCCAATGATGGGATATATGAAGCAGGTCGTAAACTTCACAGAGAGCGGCGGGGCTACGAATGTTCCGCAGTTTGTAGGCACTCTAGCGTATGCTGATGCTTCTGCTTCTGACGATACTGGTAGCGGATTGACTCCAAGCGCACCTAAGAAGACTATTGCTGCTGCTCAGGTAGTCGCAGGGATTGGTGGGGCTGTAACGATCAAGGCAGGAACCTACGCAGAAGACGTAGCGATGAGTTACGCCGCGCAGGAGCTATGGCCTGAGATTGGGACTGTATTCGATGGCACTGGTCCGTGTATCACGATCTCTGCTGCAAACTGCAAACTTGGGCGACCTGGAGATAGATTCCAGATCACACCGGCAGCAGATCAGATTGGCGTTGTTACTACAGCCGCAGGTACTGGCTCATTCATCAATGGCGCGATGGTAGTTGGGTCGGCAAGTGCCGGAGGATTTGACATCAATGGCTCAGGTGCTGAGTTGCATTGGTGCCGTGCTACTGGCATGAAGGCAGGCGCTAAGGCTTTCGATTCAAGCGTGTCGCAGTTCAAATGGATAAACTGTTCAACGACAGGGAATACGACCTCTTACGGTTTCTATGCAGGTGGTGCGACGATCTCAAGAGGGCTTATACTCAATTGCACATCTGTTGGGCATCAGACATCCGGCTTCTACTTGGACACAGGCGTATCGCTTATAACAGTAAACGACTGTTCATCAGGTGGAGGCGACGGTGGTAAAGTAGACAGCGGAACGAACAACATGTGGGGCAACTTCGTTGATCGACTTAACGACGAACACCATGAGCATATCTATCCTCGATGCACTGGGCAGGGCGCGGCTGGCAATCCAATATCTGTGGCGAATGCCACCACTGACGGTGCAGGTGGAACCCGCGACGATCAGGACTATTGGGGAGATGTTGCGACGATCATCCCCATGTCAACTATTACAACTATCTGGAACGCAGTTGGCGTATACATCCATGCGAATACAGCATCAGACATTCAACAGTGGGACATATTCTTCCCAAGGACAGCTTACAGCTCTGCTCAGAATGGCGGTAACGATTGGGACGAGAACGAAACTGCGTTGACTGTTGCCGATGGCACAATATTTGAAGACGGCGACTTCGTTTGGATCACTGGCACTGACAGAGCGGCTGGCGAGATCGTGAAGGTCAGCGGAGCTCCTGCTGGCAATGTCGTGACTATTGCGAGAGAGACTACCGCAGACGCAGAGGCTGGATTGCGGTACAACTACGATGGCACTCCTGGTGCTAACACCATGTACGTTGCGAGTCGTCCTGGTACTCCTTCTCTGCACAGGATCGAAGGCGACTTCAGCGCGGCGACGACAAGGGATATGAAGGCATACCGATGGCACGAGGCAAGAGAGATGCCTCCGAATACAGGAATGATTATGCGTATGCTAAATGCTACTGATGGTGGCGCAAGTTCGTTCGACACACGCGCCATCTACGAAGACTAAGCATAGGAGGTGCCTGTGAAGGCGACAGCGCACACACAATGGCAAGTCATGAAAGAACGACTGGTGAAAGTGTGGAAGCGGATCAAAGCATGGGTACTGAAGATACTGAACGCAATTGCAAACGTTGAATTTTGAAGAGGTGAACATGACTGAGAACTTGACGGAGACTGTGGCAGAGAGCATGACGGCGCATATCTTCCATGAGCAGATTCAGCTTATGAAAGACACGCTCGACCGCGGACTGATGATATATCAGGGAGATAAGACTAATCGCGGGTACAGGCACTACAAGCAGGAGACGATGAGAACGTTCCATGCGTTCATCGACGCCTTCTGGGGAACACTGCTCAAGGATGGATTGGTAGAGGTATGCCAGTGCGGGGCGCCCACGCGACGGTGGAGCGAATGCCCGTGCTGCGGCGGTTCAGGGTTCAAGGTAGTAGAGGAGGACTCTAGTGGGCTTCATGAAAGCACTGGATAGGGCATTAGGCACCCCCGTCAAAGAAGCGGCGGAGATGACCCCCAGCCGATTAGTTAGCCAGGAGCGCCCGAGCTACAACGACGGGCGCGTTACTCGTCCTGCTGGCCTCCAGAATATCTTCAACGCTTTCAAAGAGGATCCTGCTGTCTTTACCGCGATTGAGAGAATTGGTGCGTCGATCGCAGACATCCCTCTTATCATGATCGAAGCGGAACAGGCAAAGGAAGATCGCAAGTTCGTCAGCGCACGCCACTTCCACGCAGCGTCACGGTCTAAGACCTACGCTGGCGTGATGGAGAAATGGGCGTCGATCGAAGGCGGACGAGTGATCAGGCAAGATCCTATTCTCGACATGCTGGCGAATCCCTGTCCCTCTGCCGGTGTGTCGGGAAACCTCATGAAGCGTGCCATTGTCGCGTACATGGAGCTTACTGGCATGGCCTACGTCGAGAAGCTCTACGATCCCAAGGACGATAAGAAGGTCACTGGCCTCTGGCCGTTGATCAACCCTCTCAAGATGCAGGTTATTGCTGGAAAGACACGGCTCATTGATGGGTACGTGTGGAATGGTTCGAGAGGCGCTGTCGTTTTCAAACCAGAAGATATGATTTACTTCCGCAGCTTCAATCCAGATACCCCGTACTACGGCTACTCACCAACGCAGGTACTGCGCGTAGTCATCGGTACTGATCTCAAGGCCCTGAACTGGAATGCTGTGTTCTTTGCCAATTCCGCTAGGCCAGAAGGCATCTTATCATCCGATCAATACCTCAACGATGGGGATGTAGAGATGATCATGCAGACCTGGGATGACAACCACAGGGGAGAGGAAAACCAGAGCAGACCTGCTGTTATGGGAAAAGGCATGAAATGGCTTCCAACTGGATCTAGCCACCGTGATATGGATTTCCCGTCTCTACGTCGTTACAGCAAGGAAGAGATCCTTGGATCATACGGAGTTCCTCCTATAGTTGCAGGGGATTATACTGATGCTAACCGGGCGTCTTCTGAGATAATGTACCGATTATACTATGAAAATGGCATACTCCCTCGATGCGACGTGATGGAAGACTTCTGGAATACCGCATTGATGGAGCCAGGGAGCGGCAAGCGCATTGTCTACGATCTCGGAGCTATCGAAGCATTGAAAGGAGACGTCCTCGAGATGGCCAAGGTGTCGGCCAGGGTGAAAGAGGAATTCTCAGTCAACGAACGAAGGGTCTTCCTTTGGAATCTTCCGATTATCAAGGGGAACGACGGTAATGCTCTGTGGGATCCGAAGCGAGAGGAAATCATTGGATACGCTCCGATTCCATCAGAGGTTGCAAGCGAGAATCAATTGACGGCTGGTGATGGAACAACTGGTGGACCTGAATAATGGGCGCGGATCTCACAAACCTTGTGAATGCACAGGACATGAAGAGCAGACGGATAGCGGACAAGAAGGACATATTGCTATTACAGCATAAGGTAGGTGGGTAGGATGGCAACAGCACTAGATAGCGCAGATTATCGAGTTTGGTGGGTAGCTTCGGACTGCACGACAGTAATCGGTGGGATCACCGATGCTGGAGTATTGGAGACGTTAGCTGGGTTTAATATAGACGTCGATTTTTCAACTGGCAAGGCGATAACAATCGACATAGACGTCCCATTGGCGGCTGACAATTATGTCTATGGGATCGACAGTGACCTGCAGCAAACGTCGGCCTATGCAGCCGGTACATGGTCTACTAGCGGTGGCATGATCGGTATTCGATCAGACGTAAGGGTCGACTATAAAATTACCGATGCTTATGCAGGCTACTTCAACGTATTGATTGACCCTGCGGCGACATGCACGGTAAACGACATGTTCGGTCTATTCGCGCAAGCTCAGTTGATCGGGCCATTTACAGCCGGTTCTGCTGGGAGTCAAATTGCGGCATTGCGTGGAAGCATTACGAACTCGTGTACAGGGACATACGACGGTCAGGTATTTGCGTTGTCTCTGGACTACGGTTCTGACATCAACTACGGCAGCACGACTGCGTTGATCTACATGTGGACTCATGGGAACGCATATTGCGACCATGGGATCTACCTGCAGAACTGGTCTCCGTATATGCAGACAGGCATGACGCTGACGGAGTACAACACGACTTCATCGATGCTTGTTGGAATTGACATTGACGTAAACGCTATTGGCGCAGATGTCAACTACTTCGGTATCGACAACGATCTAACCCAGCGTAATGTCGCTGCGGGCGGATATCTAAGCCGTGGAAACTTGATCGGTGCTGCTAACTCTGTTACTTCGATTGGGAATATCGATGCTGTATATGCTACATACTCCTCTTCGACGCTTACGATGGCAGCAGATACTGAGTCTAACCAGCTATACGGCGGAATCTTTGCGTCTAATGTTGCTGGTGCTTTCACACTGACACTCCATGACGGAGTGATGGGTGCTCAGTTTGCCGTCGAAATCGATTCTGGTGTAACTGACGTTACTGGCGGAATTATTGCAGCGGGGTTCTTCTTCCCGAATGCACAGAAGGCTCTTACATCGATCGTATATGGTGGCTACTTCAAGTGTACGAACTACACTGACTACGGCGTAGCTGTCATCGTGGAGAGCAACAACATCTCTGCCGGTGTGCAGATTCGCACAAAGGATTCGGCTGTATTGCCGATTGGGTTGCAGATCACATCGACGTCTGGATCCGTTACGAAGGAGATTGAGCTTACGAGCGGAGTTGGCATCTACACAGGCACAGCAGATCCTAACGGTTCTCTTTCTGGAGTGGATGGCGATATGTATCTTCGCACAGGCACATCCACGGCAAACACGACGCTTTACGTGTGCCAAGGCACGACCAACTGGTCTGCGCTTGGGACTGGCTAGTAACTAACGGGAGGGGCTTCGGCCTCTCCCTCTATTTGATTGACGCGGCATAGGGCCGCACGAAAGAGAGCAGCAAAGGAGCACAGCATGACAATGAAAGTGACGTTGACAGATGCACAGCGGATCCAGGCAGCGGCGGCGAAGTTTGTAGGGATTGACCTTCCGGTTAAGACCTCGTACTTGCTGGCGCGAACTGTTTTGGAGATCACGACGCATCTACAAGCATTCCAAGAAACGCGAACGAAATTTGCGAAGAAATACTGTGCCCTGGATGAGAAAGGGGATCCGAAGTCCGAACCGATTGAAGGCGCTCCTGGTCAGGCGAAGCTGTCGTTTAAGACGCCGGCTGACGAAGAAGCATTCGTGGAGAAGATCTCTAAGCTCGGTGAGGAAGAAGTGGAGCTTACGCTCAGGAACAAGCTGGCTCTTACAGCGTTTGACGATCCGAACACGGAAGACAAGACAGTCATTCCGTGGGATCTGTTGGGCGGCTTGATGCCGATTCTTGAAGACATAGAGGAGTAAGGAATGAAACGAATATGTCCGACCTGCGGAATGGTACAAACAAATCAAACGGATGTTTGTCCGAGATGTAAAAAGAAGACCGTTTCCAAAGGTCGGCGTATCGTTCAGAAGGGATTAGCTAAAGGGAGGGCGCAGTAATGGATAGGAAGGCACTAACAGTAACCGAGATTGCGGTGAAGGGAGAGGACGGGCATGTAGTTCTCGACCGCGGCGAGATCACGACTCTGTTGAAAGAAGGGAACGTTGCATCGATGTTCAAGTACGCATTGCATGAACGATCTCTGCCAGAGTCCATAGGAGAGCCGGAGAGGGTGTTTAATGTCGGCGCCCAGGGTGGAGTGCTGTTAGACACGCGCCCGAAGGCCGAATCGGTAATCTCGTCTTCCTCTCCAGATCGTGACGGTGACGTCATGTGGCAATCAGGCATGGTCATCACGACCAACTACGAGAACAACCCGACTGTGTTTGGTCAGCACGATCACGATATCCCGGTGGGATTTACTGAAGTGATCAAGCAATACAGGGATCTAAGTTGGGCTCAGTGGCAATGGCTCAACGATGTGGAACAGTCGCTAGGGAAAGATTACTACGAGATGTGGGTTAAGCATGTGCTTAACTGCGTCTCTGTTGGCTTCATGATCAACGAGTGGGCGCCTCTTGACAAAGGCGACATGTGGGGCGGCTGGGACATCAAGGAGTGGGAACTCCTCGAGCATAGTCCAGTCGGACTGCCATCGAACAGAGAAGCGATGCGAACGGACGGCATGAAGTCGATGTTCCGTGCTTATGCAGAGCAAGTGTCTGAAGGCCCCTCACCGATTCTGAAGCAGATGTTTGAAGAGTTCGAACACGAAGGAGCACCGTTGTCTGTCCCTGTGAATATCACTCTCACAAACGAGAAGGATCTACGACAGGCGATCAAAGACGGCGTTTCTGACGCATTGAAAGAAGGCGGAGAAGCAGCGGTGGAAATGACATGCTCTACTAAGGTCGACGGTGATAAAGCACTTGAGACTTTTGAAGAGATTCGAATGGCAGCAGCGGCGGGGGTTCTTCCAGTCGACAAAGCCTTTGAAATGATTGGAGATCTAGTCGACGGATACAAGGCTGTCATTGTAGAGAAGGATGCTGCGGTGGCGACGGCGGAAGGACAAATCCAAGATCTGAAGCAAGAGCTAGTAACGCTCAGTGCTGGGGTCGTGGAGAAATTCGGATAACGAGGTGAGCAACATGGCGCGAGATCTGAGCCAAATGACCCCAGAAGAGAAAGAGATGGTCCTGCAAGGGGCTAAGATTCTACTTGCCGGGGGAACAAATGATGCAGAGCCAGAGATTCCTGCTGATGTGCAGAAATTTATGGACGATAACAACTATACGATCGAGGCGAAGAAGCCTACGGTCATCGGTGCTGTTGATACTGCTACGGCAGTTCGTAGCACTGAAGAGACCCAGCTTGACGGCATTGGTCCGCAGATGAAGGCACCTGCAGGCCCAGCGATTATTCACGAATCGACGAAGCGAACAAAGAAGGACTTTTTGATCGTTAATGCAGTCGGTATCTTGACACAAGGACGGGACTACGAGCATTTCCTAGATTCCGGCCTTGAAATGGACGTGCTGAAGGCACAGAAGGCTTTCAGCCGCGAACCTAGTGAAGAGATCAGGAAGGAAATCAAGGAACGCGAACAGCAATTGAAAGACCTGAACATCGGGTCTGAAGTTGCCGGCGGATTCTTCATTCCTGAAGAAGTCAATACCGAGATGATTAAGAATCTCCGCGGCCAAGAGATTTGGATGAACATGGGCGTCGACTACATGCCTAATTCTCCGAAGTATCAGTCTTGGCCGAAGGAAGGCGACGATCCTAACATCACGTGGACTGGCGACACGCCTCCGAGCGATATCGAAGACACAGACATGGAGTACGGCGAAGTTACGTTGTCCCTCCATCAGATGGCGTGTCTCGTTAAGATTCGTCTCAACTTGCTCAAGTATGCTCGGGACAATGTTGAGAAGAGGGTCAGGAACCAGATTGTACAGTCGATGGCCGTTGAACAGACGAAGGTTGGATTGCGCGGAACTGGCGGGAAGCAGCCTTTGGGCTTGTTCAATCTTCCGTCGATGGTTTCGTACACGACTGACCTTGGCTCCGCAATCCCGACCTTCAACAACCTGCTCGATCTGCAGAGTGTTGTTCGTGGACGAGATGGTGTCGTTGATGAAACTCGTAGCGCGTGGGTTATGTCTGAAACGTACTTGGGCCTGTTCAAGAAATCAAAGACTGGGACAGCGCAGTATGACTACATCGTTGACCTTACTAATATGCCTCCAAACCGTATCCTCGGCTTGCCGGTATACACGTCGTCCCAGATTCGAACCGATCTAGGGACTGGATCCGATTCTCGATTGATGTTGGTAGGCGACAAGAACCAGATCA